TCGTCAGGAATGGCACTTACAAACTTATGCTTGACTGTTATGGTCATTGGACACCTATAATTTTGCCATCAGACCCACGCACTACTGTCTTAGGGCGGTTATGTTGAGCATTAATTGTATCTACTAAAGCAGTTATAGCTTGTGCCATTTGAGCATTTCCTTGACCAATAGCACTTGCAATCGGCTGTAATGGGTGTTCTTGCGACTTAGCGAATTCTTCCTCGCTAAGATACGCTTGTTCACCATCATCATTACCTGACCCAATTCTAGCTACTTCAATCTTTGCGCCATTGTTAATGTGGGCAAGCATGACTTGAGTGTTTCTTTCTGTCATCATCTTCATTTGGGCGATTTTTAACTCCATCTCCATCTTCATTTGGTCAGATTGCAGTTTCATCTGAGCATCTGCTTGATTGCGCTGTTCTTCCAATTGGAATTTAAGTTGATTCTCTTGAGCTTGATACTCTTGTTTAGCCTTCTCTAATTGCATTTGGGCTTGAAGTTTAGCTTGTTCTAACTGGGCAGATTGTTGAGCCTGTGCTTGTGTAGCTTGCATCTTGGCTTGTTCTAACTGCATTGTCATTTGAAGTTTTTGCATTTCAGGGGTAGGTGGTTTAGGCTGTCCTTCTGCTTGTTTTGCTTGTTGGCGGAACTTGTCGGCTGTTTCGTCAATCAATCCTTCCATTCCCTTACCAGCCTTAAATGCGGTAACGCCAAACTTGAGCATTTCCATCAATAGCGGGGTAAGTTCAGGAACGCCTTGTGCTACAGGTAGCGCGGTTTGCATAAAGCTACTGACTGCGCTCAAGAATTCAATCCTATCTTGCTTTTCTTGTTGCTCATCTTGGAAGATCATTGAATCGCTAGTCACTTCGATACGGAAGTTCTTGGCTGCTTCGTCACGCAATAACAATAAAGCTTGTGGAATCAATGGCTTATCTGAATCGCTTAGTTGCATTGCACCACTAATCTTGACAATTGTATCGTCCGTAAAGTGATTACAAATAACTTGTGCCTTGATACACAACAGTTCTGTAGCAAAGTCTACTACCGCGTGTTGCATCGTCTTTAATCGACCAGCAGCATTGTTAGACTTGATAATCTGTGCGCCAAGTGTTTCATTGGGGTCGGTCTGTCCGCGCTGAATGTCAGCAATACCCATAATTTCGTAGATTTGACCCTTGACTTGTTCCATAGCCTGATAAGACATGGTCAAAGCTTGAGCAATCGGGGCAATATCTACAAGGTTAATAGCACCAGCCATACCCTGTTTTTCGGCAAACGCGCCCCAGTTTTTAACAGGAAGCAGGGCATTGTTTTCGCCTTCAGAGAACAAACGGGCAAGACTTGGCTCGGAAGCGTCATAAACTCCCCGAACTTTCAGGGCTTGGATGAATCCGTCAATACGGTCAGCCAATGTGTCTAGCTGTCTTGCTTGATCTTGGTACAGTACAAAGTCAGGGATTGGTATTAAAGAATCCGTAGTCAATGTAGAAAATAAAGGTTTAGGGCAAGGCCAAAAGTTTTCAAGCTTTAGCGGGTCGGCTTTTGTGTCAAGGATTTCGCCCATAGACTTAGATAGCCAAATGACTTCGCCTGAAGTCTTATCCCATATCTCGTATACACAAGCTTCTTTTGCGCCTTCGCCCATCTTCTCATTAAAACTTTTAGAAGTTTCAGGTTTTGTGTCTAGCGGGATACGGCCACCCAAATCTTCGCCAAAGCGTTCAACAAGGGCAGGTCTACCCATATAAACTTTACGCCATACTGCGGTAACTTCTTCCCATGTACGGGCTACAGTAATACCAAAGTCACGCCAATGCACATAATCAACGGGCGCACATTCGTATTCAATGCGTTCCTGATCTTCGCGATATATACCACCTTCGGTTTCTGCTTCGTCAATATCTTCGGTAATTTGATATCCGTCATCAGGTGCGCCATCTGCTTCATCAGCCATTTCACCGACAATATGTGGCTCATAGCGAACCCAAGCAGTACCGCGCCCACCAAGCAATCTGTCTGTAACTGTTTGATTCATAGCGGATTTGTAGTCACCGTAATGGGTGATTTCGTACTCCAATGCGCGCTCTAGCATCATAGATGCGACCCTGCCTATCGGATCGTTATCACGAAACCGCCTTGATACATCGGGTCTAGGTAAACGGGCAAAGATAGCAGGCTGAATAGTCTGTACATTGCTCCACAGAATATTGAACTTGGCATTAGGGTTATTCCTAGTACGGTTGTCATCACGATACCGCTTAACAATCTTGTCGGCTCTGCCTTCCCATTCTTTAAAGGTGCGCTCGTACTGCCCGATAGTGTTATACCAATCTTGGTAATCGTGTTCCATATTTATATCCTGCTTAAAAAGTTGTAGTGCCAGCATGACTGGCAGTTCTTTGATGCTTAATTACATTACTGTGACCGCCAATTACTTTTCCGCACTCTAAACACATAATTTTTGGTTTAGGTACATTTTTTCTTTTAGCGGACATTTGGGCTTTAGTTACATCATCATGCAAAATTCCAAGTCTGTGCGAATTGCCAACCATTTTTTTGCTGTGGCTTTCTGCCCAACCGTATAGCTTAGATGCGTCATTACCAGCACCACCTGTAGTTTTATTTACTAATGGGTGACCCATATCTTTAAAACAAGAAATAAGCAGTTTTTCATGGTCAAATGCTTCTTGTTTAGTAGCCCAATTAGCTACAAATTCAACTGTTCTGCCGTTTTTTGCCATTTCATGCCACTCAGAACTACGCATGGATTTATTAGACATACGGTGCAAACTGCCCATTCCGACATAAAAAACTTTGCCGTCTGCGTTTCTGCGGTGAATATAAGTATTAAACATTAAATTCTATCGTTCCGTTTTACTTGTGGTTGATTCCATAATTCTCGTAAAGTTACATCTGTTTGCCCGACATGAAGTCCTTTAATTCTTGTGTCTTTGAGGATAGGGCTGTCCTCGTTTTTCCATACAATTGAGAGATAACGGAAGGCATCGGCAGAGTGGCTTGTCCAATCATGCTTTGGGCGGTCATTAAAACACTTCTTATCATCATTCCATTCCCGTTGATATTGGCGTAAACATTCGATACCTTCTTCACATCTATTATCAAACCAAGCGCGAGTTAATGCAAGCCTTGTTGCCTGTATTCCGTCCTGAATTGACAGGTTTGGAACGATTTTTAGATGTTTTATGTCGATTTTTGTCGCAATTTGTTCGATTATGCTCTTACCACCACTAGCCATAGTTTTTGCTCTAGCGTCATGGGGTAGGTAATGGTAGCCATATTTGTAACCAAACTCATCTTCTTTTTGTGCAAGCAGTCCTGTATAGAATGGCACAGCCTGTCCATTACTAGAATGGTGGTCTAGCACACGAATCTCACCGTACACCACCTGAAACCACCATATTGAAGTGGAATCGTTGAAACCCAAGTCCCAAGCTGTGTGGCAGGGGAACATGGGGTCATAGTCTACAGTCGTAATCCTATCCAAGTCAGTAATCCTACGCATTTCTTGACCATAGTACGCTCCAATTATGGCAGCCTCAAATGAACATAAGAACTCAGCTTCGTATTGATTGGCAGACATCATGCGCTGGGCATCCTCTAACTCAGAATCAGGCAATAGCCCCGATTCATCAGCCCTAAGTGTCTTGGAATACCAGTTATCGTTGTTTTGTGCGCTCTTGTATATCTCGTAGAACCCGTTATGCCCCTTCGGTGTCCCGATGAAAACAGCCCATCCCAATCTGTCCGCTAAAAGTGGCCTGATAATTTCTCCCCATACTCTAGGCTTCATATCAGCATATTCGTCAAGCACGATCCCGTCACAATAATTTCCGCGCAAAGAATCAGGTGCATCTGCTCCAAACAAGCGAATCCGTGAGCCGTTGTGCAGTTCTACCCATAGTTCTGACTGATTAGCTTTGACCATAGCGGGTGCTGCAAAGCGGCATAAATAATCCCAAGCCACGCTCTTAGCCTGACTATAGAATGGACAGAGGTAAAAGTAACGGCCATCAGGCTTATTCTCTTTGATAGCCCGTTTAATCAGGTCATTAATGGATGCTACGGTCTTTCCTGCCCTGCGGTGACATACTAGGACTGCCCAGCGTTGTTTACGCCTGTGAAAGTCTTTAAATGCCGTTCTTACCTTGTATTCAAACTCATGGACTATCTCAGTCATCTTGCCATTTATAGATGTGGGTGATTGTAGAAGTGGTATCCGCTATTTGCTCTGTCCTAGATAATTTAGGCACATGAAACTCTGCTACTTGCATAAGGCAATCAAATGCGACTTTAGAACCAAACTTTTCGTTAGTTGCTATGTCATCAAGCCAATTTTGAAGCCTGTCAGCGTTGTTATCAACAAAAGCCGCAAAAGCTAATCGGGCAGCACCCGTAGCTTTATTAGGTGTGCCTGCCTGCCTGCCACCAGTTTTAGGTGATCCTTTAGGTTTGCCACCTTTTTTAATTGTTTCTACTTTAGATTCCATACCTTATCCAAGTGGTTGATTAAGATAAGTTAATTCTACTCTATTTTGTCTATTTGTTGTTGTATTAGCTCTTTACGGGCTATAGGCTTACTGCTTTCTTCTAATATCTTTACTGTAGATGGGTCAAATACTACAAAATTGTTGGTTTGTGGAAATGTTTTAACTCCAAAGCCCTCTGCTTCTTTTTCTTTAATAAAATCATCAAGTTGGCCTTTTGTTTTAAAACTTAGCATATCACTATAAGGTTGGCCCTTATAAGTTGTTTGGGCTTGAAAATTACCTCTGCTTCCTTCATCTAAATAGCGTATTCCTTTAATTCCTTGTTCACTAAGATATTTTGATACATCCGCATCTGTAGGTCGCTTAGAAAAGTTTAAATTTTGCGCTTGCATTTGTTCGGGCATAAATTTATAAATATCTTGCCCTGTCATTTCTACCGTCATGCCCATGTTTTTTAATATTTTTTGCACTTCAGGGGTTTGTTGGCTTAATGGCTTATCATAATCAAGCATATTAGGGATGTGTTCGTCAGGTATATCTACTTTGTATAAGTTTGACTTTGCTTCGCCTTTTTTTAATGCTTCTTCTATTTTAGGAATCATATCCCTTGAAATATCTGTTTTTTCCCAGCCAACTTTATCAAAATGTTCTGCTTCTTTTTTAAGCAAATCTATTGCTGCTTTAGGGTCGTGCTTACTTTCTGCTAAAAAATGACTTGCATAATCAGCAGGAGTTTCATAACTTCCAGTAGTTGCATAACTTCTAGCTACATTAGGGTTTTCAGCAAAGTACATTCCATGCCCATAAGCCTGAGCACCTTCACCAGTACCTACTTTATTGATGTCGAACTTACCTTCAATCTTATGTGGAGTGCCGTGATACGCTTCTAAGGGTATCATTCCACCGCTTTTAACCATGTAGTTTTCAAGGGCGTTATAGGCTTTTGGTGCGCCAGCCCTTAATGCCATAGCGTATGCAGGGACAGCCATAGCACCAATGCCTACAGCTTCGCCTATGTTTTTACCTTGCTCGTACTGATCGTAATTTGGGTCTGTAATTGGGTTCTTGGGTTGCATGGAATCTGCACCTGTAGCACCCTCAAGGAATCCAGTAGCGTAACCTGCTTGGCGTGGCTTCGTTAAACCCACCTGCATTTGTGGATAGCCAACATAAGCCTGTTCCCCGTCATTTAAGCGGAGAAAGTCAGCTAACTTGTCAGTCCAAGCCATTATTTAACTTCTTTATCCAAGTCTTTAAGCTTGTTAGCGATCATCTTTCTACGGGCAATGCGGTCAGCTTGGTTCTTTTCTAGCGTAGTTTCTTTATGATTACGCAATAGAGCGTCTTCTTTTTTGTATTTGCGTTCCATCGGCTTCATTCTTTTTCCTTAATGTACTTGTCGTACTGGGCTTCTAACTTGGCTTTGCGTGTGCCTTTAGCATATTCGCGCTCTGTATTTAACGCAATTGCGGTAGCTTGGGCTACACTTTTGCCCGATTTTTTTTCTGTTTTAATGTTCTTGCCTACTGATTCGGCTGAACCTGATTTGTCTAATGGCATGATTTTTACCTAAGTTGGGATTGCAAATTAAATAAATCTTCAGGGGTCATTCCGTATTGTTTTAACAATTCTTCATCCCCTTGACGCATTTTTGGAAAAGCATTTATATTTGGCGGTACAAAATTTGGGGGAATCATTGTGCTTCCATTTTGATTTCCTTGCATTTGCGGCATTTTTGATGGTTGATTGCGTAGCAAATTAGCTAAAACTTGAGGGTCAATATTGTCCATATTTAACTTTTAAATTTAAGTAAGTAGATGGTTGTGTCGATCTCTTGCGCGATATTGTCAATTAGCTGAACAATCTCTGAATCTGTTGGTAGGTCTGCTCTAGCGTCTTTAACAAAAGATTGTAAAGATTGTAGGTATGCCAGCGGCTCTTTAGGTTGGTGGTATGTAGTAGGAAATTGGGTAATCTGACCGTAGCAACCAAAATAAGCTTCAGCTAGTTCATCAGTCAGTTCAATAATGCGCTCATAAAAACCGCCTAAAGCTTTGTGTTTAGCATAAGACTTTGTAGCCCAATGAAAAAAATGGGTGTTTGTCCCTGCGTGTAGCAATGTTGCGAGGAATAAAGCCATCGATTTTTCCATAAAACGCTCCTTTTGTGTATTTTATAACACTTTTTGGATAACTCCTAGTGCGCGAAGTGCAGCATCTACGCTGTCTACACGACTAACTGCACCACCTTTCCACTTGCCCATAAACTCTATTTGGTCGGGGGTAAACTTAGCTTTGCTGTCTTTCTTTATTTCCATTAATAGCGTTTCACCTGCATAGCCCACCAAAATGTCGGGTGTCCCATGTTTTAGTGAAGCCATAGAAACAACAGTAGCCCCTGCATCTCGTAAAGCTTTGACTATTTCCTTGTGATTAGTATCAATTCGTGCGTATGTCATTGATTTTCAATTAAAATAGATTAGTATTAGCTAACTTTACACCAAAAGGCAGGTCATGGCACAGAAACCATTGTCAC